CATTGCAGTATTTGGATCTTTCAACCAAGCATCTGCTGCTCTATCTGCTCTTTTCTCAGCAACACGAGCACTGGCAGAACCAGGTGCGTACTTGTTAAGGGATTTTGCAGCTGAAGCGCTTCTGTTTAATTCATCATCTACAGCCGCGCTTTTTACTCTAGCAGTTCTAATTGCTTCGTTTCTTTGCTTCATTCTTACTCCCCATTTCATACCTTTTTTACCAGCATGCATGATGAAGTTTGCTTCTTCGTTTGTCACTTTTATTTCCTCCTATTCAAAGGCTTCTTTATTTAACTTATAGGCAATATATGCATCTATCATTGCCGCGACATTATCAATTTTTTGATCTTGTCTCTTTTTTAATAATTTTCTGTTACCATTAGTGTCTTCCAAAGTAATAGCATTACCCATAGCAAAAGACATTAGTGACTGGTCAAACACAAGCATTCTTTCACCAGAAAGTGCTTTTAGTTCACCAAGTGGTACAGACTCTGTTTTAGAACCTTGGATAACTTTTTCTATTCCAAAAGGACCGTTTTCGCCTTCCCATCTAGTTACAAACTCTTTTGCGTTATAAGGGTCAAATCCAAAAGATCTAACGTCGTACTCGTTGTCTGCAATAAAATGTTCTAGGTCTTCATAAACTTCCATCATGTCTAAAACAGTACATTCTAATACTTGTAGGCTTCCTTCTCTTAAGAATTCATCATACTTGATGCGCATAGCTCCAGGTAGTTTCATAAGAGTTAAAGAAGAGATGTAGCTTCTAGTTTTAATACCAAAAGATCCATCACTTAATGGGAACATAAAAGTAAAAGCACAAAAGTCGTCTCCTTGTGAAAGATCGGCTCCTAAAGAGCAAGGCATCTTCCAAAATTCACGTTTTCTGTGAGGTAGTGTTTCTTCGTAAGTAAAGAAGTAGGTGTAACCTTCCATAGGTATACCAAAGCGTTTAGCTAAGATGTCGTTTCTTGAAGCTGGAGCTTTTTCAGCTCTTTCAACATCTAGTTGATAGGTTTCGTAGCTCACAGTCTTTCCTAAATTAGGATTAGCTTTTAGCCACATAGATGGATCATTAACTTCTTCTAATTCGTCAAGCTTGTAGTAAAATATTGATACGTGTGGGTTGTAATAGTCACCTTTTAAAATGTCCATTAGTTCCATTTTGATTGTATCACCACTTCCGTTTCGAACAGTACCTTCTGAACTCATGGCAATAATTAAATAGTCATCTAGTTTAGAAGCTCCCTGTTCAATTGCACCAACTACGTCTTCTCTAATGTCTCCAGACAACCATTCATCGATAGTAGATAAGAAAGGTCTAAGTCCTTGAAGTTTATTGATGGACATCGGTCTAATTTCAAGCAAAGAGCCAGTTAAAAAGTTTTCAATACCTTTTTTAGTCGAAGCTAATTTTAATCTATTAGACTTTGCACCAGTTGTGTTTTGTAAAGACCCCTCTGTTAAGAATTTAAACAGGGGTCCTCGCGCGCGCGTGATAGCTGTTCTAAAAGGAGACATAATTTCTTCGGCTTGTTTCATGGTTGGTGCTGTAGTTATTTGGTGTGTGGTAGATGTGTTTACGTTTAAGAAGTAGCTTTGCATGGCCATAGCGTACATCGATTTAGCTGCTCCTCGAGCAACAATCAGGTACTGCTTACTAACTAGGCGTTTTTTAATCATTCGTCTGACGTATCTACCGCCGTGGTTATCGTCTCCAGGTTCGTAAACGCTTCTTTCCACATAATAAAACCAACTGAGTGCGGCTTCTGCCCATAGTTTAAAACTATCTAGCAAATGTAAATCGCCACCATCAGTTAAGGTTAATTCGTTTTCGCAATACTTAACAAAACCGTCAATCGCTGTTTCGTCGTAATAAAAATTAGGATTAGCTATAAGATCATCAATTCGATTCATCTCTAATGCAATTTCTTTATTTACTGGGATTTCTCCTCTAATAACTGCATCTCGAAATTCTCCATAATATTTAGGAGTTGCTCTATTTGAAAGACTCATATCTAACCCTCCTTTCTATTAATTGCTAAGTTTAGATATTTTCTCAACTATAGACGATTTAATTTTTTGTCCTGCTGGAGTTTTTGCAAAAGCCATAGCCGAATTAACTGTGGTTCCAACTGCTAAAATAGATATAACAGCTTTGTTTCCGGCACTTAATCCACTTGTTACTTTTCTTGCTCCTCTTGGGTTTATGTCTCTATATTGTTTTTCCAACTGCATTCTAGTTACTACTTTTTTAATATCGTCGTTAGAAAGAGTTGATGCTGATTTTTTACGCAAAGGGGCTACGGCTTTAGCATCGCTAGATCGTCTATCTTTTCTTACGCCCCACTTCATACCTTTTTTACCAGCATGTATTAGTGTGTTTGTTTCTTCATTATACATTTGGTTTTGCTTCCGATTCTGTATTTAAACGATATTCTAATTCTTTACAAATATTGTTTAATGCTTCTAAGTGAAAGGATGTTGCTGGTGGGTCAAATGCTAGTTTAACTTTTGCCCAAATATAAGTTTTTACTGAGTTTATTGCTGTGTTGCTTTGTGTAAAATCAACCCATTCGCTATCACTATCAGTTATAGAAAAAGGATTTGTTGTTCCTACGCCTAATTGATGCAGTGTGGAAAATGCAGAGTTTATATGTATAGTTATGTCTGTATCAAATGCGTCATACTCAGCAGGAATATTTAAAAGTTTTTTTACATCTTGTAAAATACTACTCATTATTGTTCACACTCCTGAATTGCTTGTTGTTCTGTGTCATATTTACTCCAGCAATTTTCTTGAGTCTGAGACCAAATAAATAGCGAACTAATTAATACAGTTAATGCTAAAAATGCAAATAACATAAAGTAAAATGACTCTTTTTTATTTAAGTCCGTCATTGTTGATCCTTAATTCTACCAAAGTTTTGTGTCGTTTGCATTTCTTTCAACAAACGGTAAAGCTAGTAGATTCTTATCGCCATAGTGTATAGCGTTATGTGTTTTATGCGTTGTACAAATTAAAAATTCTGGATTTAGAATATCATCATCTCCGTGTTCTATATCTTCTACACTCATTGGGTTCATGTGATGAATAATTATTCTATCATATATCTCGTAACCCTCAAAAGCCAAATCTAAACCTTGATCTCTGGCTATTACATAGTTGCGAATACTTTTCCATTGTGCAGATCTATAAAATTGTTGATTAATATATCTATCAAAGCCAAAAGTAGATTTTCCAACTGACCCTTTGAGTTTTAAATATTCATATCTTTCCTCAAAGGAGTTCAGTCTTACTAATTCGGAATATGATCTAATCATCATACTCTTCTTCATCTACTTCTGTGCCTTGATATCCACGCATAGCATTTAGTGCATTTGCATAGAGTTCTTCTACTCGCTTAGCAGATTCAATAGTATCTGTTCTAGCTTTTAGAAGTTGTTTTTCTAGTTCTAGTTTCTCTTTTTCAATTTGTTCTCTTGTGGTCGCTAGTTTTAAATAGTGTGTAATAACTTGAGATGAAGCCGAACCATCGATAAGTTGTTTTTCGGCTAAATCAAAAGCAAGTGCGATCATTTGATTTTCTCTTGCTTCCGGAGTTGTAGCCGGAGGTCTTCTTATTTTTTTTGTTTCTGTTTTTTTGATGGTTGGCATGTTCACCTCCTAATTAATTAAGTTGTCCACGTTCCAATGCTTGTTACTGAGTTTGTACCAACAAGATCTACTTTAAACATAAGGTCTGAATATACAGTTACGCTGTTATCCATAGCCGTTGATGCTTGTAGTGTTGGCATTAATTTCATTGAGCCTGTTCCACTAACTCTTACTTGTCCTTTAGTCATAACTGTGGCATATCTAGCTGTGGTGGTTGAGTTTACAGCAGTTAATAATGTAATTGCGCCTCCAGTTCTTCTTGACTGGTTGGCGCTTGAAGAAGCCCCTAAAACAGTAGAAGATGATGTTTGTTGAAACATCGCGTGGCTTTGTGCTGGAGAGCCCGATATAGTACTA